GCCCCGGACGCTGTAGCGCATCCCCTATGGCTTCGGCCAGTTCGGCCTCTTTGCTGCATCGTCGCGCTTGGTATGCGCTCGGCTAGGGTACCATCCCTTGCCGACATAGAGCCTAGACTTGTAGTGGCCGTGGAGTGGCCGGTGCTGATCTCCGGCTTGAGGAAGGTTCCTCCGGTGCAAGCCCTAATTGCCTGCCCCTGTTCACTTGCGATAAGCGCGTCCCTTACGCATCAGCCTGCGCATTCACCCCACAAGTCTACCGGCTCTATCCTGAAAGATGTCCCGCTCTAAGAGTGGGTGAACCGGTAGGCTTGTGGCCTCTCTAGGGTGCCGTCCTTGGCAAGGAGAGAGCCTCTAGTTTAACCGACTGATGGTCACGGTCAATCCGCCAGATGGTATGGATTCGCCGTATTCTGCGGTGATGTGCCTTACCTGGTTGTCGTTGTGGTAGGCGAGTCCTTGCAGTGCATCTAGCGTTACCTTCAGGCAGTTATCAAGGTCGATGATGACCTTGCAGTCTGACCCGTCCTGATTCTGTTTAGGGTGCAGGATGACCGATAGGCTGACCTGATGGTTTACTGGCTGTTTGCTCAGTATGTCGGCAACGGCCTTACGGTAGTCGGTAGCTGCTTTGGAGTGGACTGCCCGGCCTCGGAAGATGCGCCAGTATCGGTTAGCGGATGGCGGGTAGGGTAGTGTTACAGATTGCATTTCGTTCCCTCGTTTTTAGTGACGAAAATCGCCGCTTCTTGTTGTGACATACGGGGGACGCTGCACGCAGCGTACCCCTAAGTGATGTCACAAATCAAGAGCCTTTGCCCACTTGTGACATTGTGACAATGTCGCATCAATGTCACAGATGTCACAACTCATTTAACCGCCATGGAAAGGCACAGAACCATTGCCGCCATTGAGTCAGCGACGATGTAGCCGGCCTTGTATTCTTCCAGGTATCCGCATGAGGTCAGGTCGTTTTTTGCTCGTTGGAGCGCCTTTCTTCGAGCGCCGTCTGTCGGGAAGTCACGGCTTTTGGTGTACTCATTCCACGCCGAGGCGGTCAGGTACGGCCTTCCTTGGTCAATATCGCCGAGCGCGAACCATGCCGACTCGAACAGTTGCCTAGCGGTTCCCGGTACTTTCGGGCCGTCCTGTTTTTCTTCTGGGGTGTCGGCCTGTACCACGACGGCGGAGGTGACGGGTTCGCCGTCCTCGTCCTGCCACGGCAGCGGAACGGGGGTGATGGTCATGTAGACGGGTTCGGCCAGTTCGGCGTCCTTGCTCTTGCGCTGGATGATTTCGAGCGGTGCGCCGTCCTTGCCTGGGACTACGCTGATTTCGATATCGAGTGCGCCGCGCCACGCCGAGGACCCACGCGCCCGGTGCTGGGCCTCATCGGCCACGCCGGTATGATGCACCAGCACGACGGAGGAACCGAACTCCCGCATGAGTCCTGAGCAGGCGTCGAGCATGGTTTTGGCGTCCTGCGCGCTGTTTTCATCGCCGGCCAGGAATCGGTGCAGGGTATCCACGACGATGGCCGATGGCGGGTATGGAAGCGCCTTTATGGCCTGTTGGATGTGGAGGTAGCCGGCTGGCGTGTTCAAGTCCTCGCCGGCCTTACTGAGCCACATATTCAGGCTGTTGACGCTGTTATGCTGTTTCCATGCCGCGACGCGCCCACGCAGGCCGTGATGGCCTTCACCAGCCAGATAGACAACAGGGCCGGGCCTGACCACGTTACCGCACCAGTCGGCCTTGCCGGAGGCGATAGACAGGACCATGTCGAGCACGACAAAGGTCTTTCCGCCGCCGCTTGGGCCGTGAACCATGATGAGCGCGTCACGCTGGAGGTGGTGCTTGATGAGCCACTTGATAGGTGCAGGCTCTCGGCTGAAGTCATCAGCGGGGATGAGGTAGCCTGATTCCACAGGTGCAGGATTGAGTAGCCCGGAAAGGTCGCCGCCAGCAATAACGAAGTCATTGGCGTCATGCCCTGTTTCCGGTGGTATTACCAATTCCGCACCAATGGAGTCGGCGGCTTTTTTGCCTTCAGACTGCCCGGTGCCGCTGGTGTCGTTGTCGGACACGATGACGATGCGTGCCTGGTTTCCGACGTATTCCCGGAGTGCCTTTGCCGTTGCGGTCATGTTGCTGGCGCTGTAGGCAATCGCTACCGGCTCGCCGGCTGTCTCGAAAATGGTAATACCAGTTGCCACGCCTTCGGCCAGATAGTAGGTGCTGGCCCCGCCGTGGTCGCCGATAAGCCATGATGCCCCGGCTGTCCTGCCGCCTTTTAGAAAGAGCTTTTGCCCGTCTGCCGCAATGTATTGCAGGCTGACAATCTCACCATTGATGAGTAATGGAGCGATGAGCCGGCCATCTCCGGCAACCTTCAGGCCGTTGGCGCTTATCTGTTTCCGTACCAGGTAGGGGTGGTCATCGCTCGCCGGGCTGGCGGCTGCCCATATCTCAGCAGCGGTTTCTGCTGCGTCGGCCCGTTTCTCGGCCAGCTCCCGCTCGCGGATTGCCTTCATTTCGGCCATGCGCCGGCTGTGCTCGATAGACTCTGCCGCGGTCAGGTCGCGGCCTATGTCTGCCCGGAAGGGGACGCTCGAGCCGATTCGCCAGTCACCAAAACAGCCGGCAGGCACCTTGCCGCCGTAGAGGATGTACCAGCCGGCTTTGTCGTGGCTCTTGCCGTTGGTGCTGTAACGGTGAAGCTGTCCGTCTGCCTCGATGTATTCCGGCGGAGTCATTCCGGCATCTACGATGGCTTGCCTGAATTGTGTTTCAGGTGGTTCCGGCTGTTTTTGTTGTGGTGGTTGAAAGGGTTGACCCATGAGGTCCACGATGTTTGCCATGTTATGCAGCCTTCCGCGACAGGTAGTCGGACAACTTCTTGACGGTGGTATAGCTTGCAGATTCGCCGGCAGTAATGCGCCAGATTGTCTGGTAGCTGAGTCCGGTTTCTTCAGCAATAACAGTCAGCTTGCGCCAGCGCAGAGCCTCCCGTATTTCCTCTATGGTCATCATTTTATACAATCCTGTAAAAGAAATTAAACAGAAGTGTTGACAGCCTAGCAGGCTGGCCGGTATGTTTGCAACACGCCCGACCGGAATTAGCCGACCGGGTATGCAAAAAAAGGAGCCATGACAATGGCGATTAGTCTGAAAAAGACTGGCGGCTTGCACGCCAGTGGGGTGAAGTTTCTTGTCTACGGTCATGCCGGAGCGGGTAAGACTTCGCTCATCCCGAGTCTGCCGTCGCCGATTATTCTGTCGGCTGAAGGTGGTCTGTTGTCGATTGCTGGTGCTGACCTTCCTTTCCTCGAAGTGAAGGACATGGCCACCCTTCAGGAAGCGTATCAGTGGCTGGCGGAGTCTGCCGAGGCCAAGCCGTTTCAGTCGGTGGCGCTCGACAGTATCAGCGAGATTGCCGAGGTGGTGCTGAATGCAGAAAAGAAGCTGACCAAAGACCCGCGCCAGGCATACGGTGCCATGCAGGAACAGATGACCGATATCATCCGCGCCTTCCGTGACCTGCCGGGCCGTCATGTCTATTTCTCGGCGAAGTGCGAGAAGTCTACCGATGAGCAGGGCCGGGTGATGTATGCCCCGTCGATGCCTGGGAATAAGACAGCGCAGCAGTTGCCGTACTTCTTTGACGAGGTATTCGCCATGCGCGTTGAAAAGGATGAGTCCGGCCAGCCGGTACGCGCCCTGATGACACAATCGGACGGGCTGTGGCAGGCAAAAGACCGCTCCGGCCGTCTTGATACATGGGAGATGCCAGACCTTGGCGCAATCATTCGCAAGATCGGAGGTGAGTCGTGACATTCATCAAAGATGATCTGCCTTTTCTGGCCGCTCAGTGGATTGACGCAAAGGCAGAAGAAACAGCCGCACAAGAGCGCCGTCGGCAGATTGAGGACCAGATGGCAGAAGCCCTGCGCATCAATCCGACAATCGAAGGTCAGCAGACGACAGAGGCTGCGGACTACAAGGTAAAGGTTACTTGCCGCATGACCCGAAAGGTTGATGCTGAAGCCTTGCAGGAACTGGCACTGGAATCCGGTATCGGTCATGACACCTTGTCTGCTCTGTTCCGATGGAAGCCAGAACTCAACATGAAGGAATGGAAAGCAGCAGCCCCAGAAATAACCGGCGCACTGGCCGGCGCAATCACAACCACGGCCGGTCGGCCATCTTTTGCAATCGAACAGGAGCAATAACTCATGGCATTTCTCGATACCCCAATCAATGCAGCAGACCTTCCAGTCGGCCAGTCAGGTAGCTTTGAGCCTCTGCCGGCAGGCGATTACCAGGTCGCAATTGAATCCGCTGAAATCAAGGACACGAACGACAAGACGGGCCAGTACATCAAATTGAAGATGAAGGTGAATGGCCCTACTCATGCCGGCCGTGTTGTTTTCAGTAACCTGAATATCCGCAACAAGTCACCGAAGGCGGAAGAAATTGGACGCCAGCAGCTTGGCGACATCATGCGCGCTATCGGTCTGGCCACGCTGACAGATACAGACCAGCTTATCGGCGGTAGCCTTGTCGTCAAGCTCGCCATCAAGCCAGCAGATGGCCAGTATGAAGCCGGAAACGAGGTGAAGGCATACAAGGCTGGCAATGGTAGCGCCGCGCCTGCGCCGTCGTTCCCTGCGCCATCTAGTGCAGTCTCACAGCCTGCCAGCGCATCCGCCCCGCCTTGGGCAAAGAAGTAACTGATTTAGGCCGGTGCCTCTAGGGGTTCCTGGGGGATGCAACACCGGCCACCTTTCAACACCAATAGGAGCTAACATGAAAATCACCAACAACCCCACGCTTGGCCGCCAGGCCACTGGCGTGATGCAATACGATCAATTCATTGAATCCAAGCGCAACAAGGCCGAATGGTTCGGTTTTGAGCCTGAATCCGTCAACGCGCACCTGTTCGACTTTCAGCGCGACATCGTGACCTGGGCTTGCAAAAAAGGCCGCGCCGCCATCTTTGCAGATACCGGCCTTGGCAAAACGGCCATGCAAACCGCGTGGGCACAGCAAGTCGCCGCCCATTCATGCGGTAAGGTTTTGATCGTTGCGCCGCTGTGCGTGGCACACCAGACAGTACACGAGGCCGCGAAGTTTGGTATCCACGTTCAATACTGCAGGTCACAAGCCGAGGTAAGCGGCAATATCGTTATAACCAACTATGAAATTCTGGACAAGTTCGACGTATCCACATTCTCTGGCGTGGTACTGGATGAGTCATCCATCCTGAAATCGTACATGGGCAAAACGAAGCGGGCATTGATCGAAGCCTGCGCCAGTGTGCCCTACCGGCTGGCCTGCACCGCAACACCCAGCCCGAACGATTACCTAGAGCTTGGCAACCATGCCGAGTTTCTGGGCATCATGCCATCCAATGAAATGATTATGCGTTTTTTCCAAAACGACACGATGGAGGCTGGCGCATACATCCTGCGCCCGCACGCCGCTGGGAAGTTTTGGGAATGGTGCGCAACGTGGAGCGTCTGCCTGTCCAACCCTGCCGACTTGGGGTATGACGGTTCCGCATACATCCTGCCCGCGCTGCGCCAGGAGTTTGTGGAAGTCTCCACCGAAGGCCTGCCACCCGCTGAAGGCGAGCTATTCCGCACCGTGACCATCAACGCCACCAGCGTACACAAGGAAGGCCGTTTGACCGTAGAGCGCCGCGCAAAAGCCGTAGCAGAACTAGTCAACGCCAGCAACGAATCGTGGCTTGTCTGGTGCAACACGAACTACGAAGCGGACGCGCTGAAGGGTTTGATTCCTGACGCTGTGGACCTGCGCGGGTCCGACTCCATCGATAAAAAGGAACAGAGCTTAGATGGATTCGTGGACGGCTCCATTCGCGTACTCATCACGAAACCGTCCATTGCAGGCATGGGCCTGAACTTGCAGCACTGCCGCAACATGGCATTCGTTGGCCTGTCCTACTCATACGAGGATTACTACCAGGCCATCCGGCGCTGCTACCGCTTCGGCCAAAAACGAGAAGTGAACTGCTATGTCATGGCCGCCGACTCGGAACGCTCCATCCTATCCATCATTCAGGAAAAGGAAGCAAAACACCATGTCATGAAAACCGAAATGGTAAAGGCAATTTCCATCTTTTACAAAAAGGGCACCGAAGTGAACGATACCCCCTACTTTGGCACGAACCAAGGCGAAGGCTGGCAACTGCACCACGGCGATTGCGTCCACGTTGCCCGACTGATCGAATCCGACTCCATCGGGTTCAGCGTGTACAGCCCACCATTTTCCAACCTGTACATCTACAGCGATTCGGAATACGACATGGGCAACAGCACCGACGACGGCCAGTTCATGGAACATTACAGCTACCTAGCCGAGGAGTTGCACAGGATAACGAAGCCTGGGCGCTTGACCGCAATTCACTGCAAAGACCTGCCCATGTACAAGGGCCGCGATGGTGCCGCTGGCTTGCGCGACTTCCCCGGCGAAATTATCAAAATGTATGAGTCCAAGGGCTGGCAGTACCACAGCCGCGTGACGATCTGGAAAGACCCAGTCATCGAAATGCAGCGCACGAAAAACCACGGCCTGCTTTACAAGCAACTATGCAAAGACAGCGCAGCCAGTCGTCAAGGTATGGCCGACTACATCATTGTCATGCGCAAGTGGGCCGATGAGGATAAATGGGACGCCGTGACCCGTGGCAATGAACGCTTTTTCGACTACATCGGAAGCAGTTACAACGCGCCAGGCACAAAAGACTGGGGCCGCGCACGAAGCGAAGAAGAACGCCAGCGCATGTATTCCATTTCCGTGTGGCAGCGGTACGCCTCGCCAGTGTGGTTTGACATTGACCAGACCGACGTACTGAACTACAAGCTGGCCAAGGAAAAGGACGAGGAACGCCACATCTGCCCGCTTCAATTGGATGTGATCGAACGGTGCGTGGAGCTATGGAGTAACCCCGGCGACTTGGTGTTCAGCCCGTTCACCGGCATCGGTTCCGAGGGTTATGTAAGCCTCAAGATGGGACGGCAGTTCGTCGGGGCCGAACTGAAGAAGTCCTACTTTGAAATCGCCTGCCGCAACTTGGCCGAGGCAGTGCAAGCCGACAATCAAGAGGATCTGTTCGCATGAAAATACCGCCACCCATCAACACGGTGGCGTCACTCATCGACGCCGCTCACGAATCCATCAAAGAGCCACCTCGCGGACACCTTGGCGCGTCAGTCATCGGCCACCATTGCGACCGCTATCTGTGGCTGTCCTTCCGCTGGGCATGTCCTGAGCAGTTTAACGGCCGCATCTTGCGCCTGTTCCGTCGTGGCCAGAATGAGGAGTCCGTCGTAGTGTCAGACCTTCGCGCCGCTGGCTGTGAAGTATCGGACCTTGATACGAATGGACGCCAGTACGGTTTTCGTGATGGACACTTTGCCGGTTCCATTGACGGTATAGTGCTGTCTGGTGTGCCGGAAGCGCCGAACAAGCCGCACGTCCTTGAGATAAAGACTCACAGCATCAAGTCATTCAATGAACTTGAAAAGGAAGGCGTCAAGAAATCAAAGCCGATGCACTACGCGCAAATGCAGACGTATATGGCGCGAATGAATATCGACCGCGCCCTGTACTTCGCCGTCTGCAAAGACGATGACCGCATTTATACCGAGCGCGTCCGGTTTGATAAGGAAGAAGCCGAAAGGCTGGCAGAC